GGGTCGTTTTGACAAAAATCTACGGTGAACATATACTCACCAAAGTGCCATTTTCTGTCTTTGTCAAGAAACTTACATTTCAACATTCGCAAGTTGTCTTTTTCAATGACAGTAATATTATAACTCAAAGCGTCCCATATTTGCAAGTAGTCCAAAGGCAAAGTTGCATCTTTTAGGTTTTCTTGCCTTGATACAAATGCATGTAATGGTAGTTTATCATACAATGCACCATAGTTAGGCAAAAGTGCTTCAATACGAAATGCTTGACCTTTGATACATTTGATTGTCATCCATATACAAGGCTCATATTCACCATGACCTTTTTCAAAGTCATAGAGAAATTCTTTCTTTACGAAACATTGAATTGGTGGTAAATTATGTACGAGAAAGGCCACTTTGAGAGTCTCCAGGCATTACACGATAATTATCTTCTACTGAATCTGGTGTTGATACCTCAAGTATCGTACCTTCTTCTTCACAGTATAATTGATGAGGTTGTAATGGTTTATTGTGCCATATGTCACCAGGCCGCAATGTTCTACGATTCATTTCAGATGTATTTGTATTGATCCAAAGAACCAAAAATCTACCTGACATTACATACCAAGTTTCTTCTTTCTCACTGTGAAAGTGCATAGAAAACTTAGCACCCTTATTGAAGTTCATAAATTTAGAACAATACTTATCGTTGGTGACCCATATGACTTCTTCACCCCAACCTTTTTTTACTTTACCAGTTTCTCTTGTCATATTAGTTTTGATAACACACCAAAAAGAATACCGATTGCTGGAATAATCAACAGACTCATTCCAGCAATCACCATAAAGGTCAGAAAAAAAGTAAATAATTTATGCAATGAGACCTGGCTTATAAACTGTCTTACCGTTTTCTTTCATTGCAGTAAGAACTTGTTTTTTGTTGTCTCCTTCAACATAAGAGACATGAACCCAACCTGAATCTGGAATACCTGGAGTATAGAACTCAAGAATAACTTGGCGGAAATTACAATTGTCTACAATCCATTGTGCTAAGTCTGCATTAGCAACACCTGGAATTTCAATGTCTGCTGCTTGACCTTTACAATGGTCTGAAGTACGAGAACCACCAACAGCAGCATTGACATCAGGCGCACGGTAACCAGAGTTTACTTTTACACCTTTTGCATAGTGATTGCGAACTTTTTGAAGAACATTTTCTGCCAGCTTACGAAGATTTTCAACTTCTTCTGGTCCAGGCGTATTGTCTAAGTCTTGGCGAGCAGCAGTTTCACTCTTGATCATTTCAGCTAGTGAAAAATTAGGAGAGAGTTTTTGGTTCAAATCCATTTCATTGTTCCTTTATCTGTATAGTTTCTATGTTACATTTCTCAAGAAATTTTAGACCATCATCATTCCTATATGTATGTCCATAAAATACTCGCCGAATGCCAGACTGATGAATCAATTTAGCACACTCTATACATGGCGAGCAAGTCACGAACATATCCGCACCATCAGAAGAGTGAGTAGACTTTGCCACCTTTGCTAGTGCATTTGTTTCAGCGTGCATCACTTCTGGTTTTGTGACTCTTTTTGTCCACATGGCAGAGTCTTTGTCCACACCAAAAGTCCAACCATTTTCAAACAAATTTTGTGCATCTTCAAAACCTGTTGATTCTTTATACAAAACATCTTCACACTCATTTGTCCAACCAGAAGGCATGCCATTGTAACCAATACCGATGATTGTATCATTCTTTACAACGACACAACCTACTTGCAATCTTTTAGCAGATGAAAGACGAGAATATACACCAGCAACTTTCATATGAGCCTGAATGAACTTTTCTTTCATGATAAAAACGCAAGAGGCACTTCTACTTTGGATAATTTATTTGCATGTAAAAAGAAAGGCACATATCTTTCATGTAAAAAACCTGGGTATCGCCAAGGGTATGGTTCAGAACAGTCATAATGTTTCTTTGTTTTGTCCGGATAAACTTCACTGCAATTCTTCCAAACATGTTCTAAAATCAAAAAGAATTCAATCATCATTTGACGAAACAAATGTTTTTTCATAATGTAAACTGCTTCATAATGACAACGGTTGCTTTCTATGAACCAATTCATTTCATTCTTATACGATGGGTTGACTCTTGTGATACCTTCTTTGAAGAGAAACCAATATTCTGGAAGTTCATAGGTGAGATATTGAATCTCTACAGAAGTTGAAATCGTTCTTTCTCTTGTAATTATTAGGTCACAGTTTTGTAGAAGATCAAGAGCCTTGTTCATTTGTTCATCAGAGGTAATAAGATTTGAAGATTCAACCGTTGCTGGTAAATTTTTTCGTTCATTCATATCATTTGGATCAATCCATAAAAACCTACGATATGATGCACAACCAAGATACTCAGAAGATGTGTCAAGATGTGTTGTGTAGTAATCTGTGACCTGTTGACCTATTGCTCGTAAGAATTCCCATTCTTCTATTGATGAGTAATAGTGTCGGTACTTGTTCAAAAAATTTCTTGATGTGACATTGATATAATCATCATCGGTTGGTGAATGCCATTCATATGGGCCAGTACCACCAGAATAGGTGGCTTTTACCCATGAAGAATGAAAATTGAATGGAAAAGGTTTATGAAAATGACTAAAGACTTGAATCGGCGGTTCGTTCATTATTTTCTTTCTTCTTTGAAATCTTCACAAAAATAGAGCCTTTGATGATAGCATCAATCATCAATCTACGATATTCATTTGCTTTGTCTGTTGGCATGAAAGCCAACATTCTTTTTGTTTGTTTGGGAAGTCTAAAATTTTTATCACGCTTTATCATAATATACCTTTCAAGTGGGGCCGAAGCCCCACAAACTAAGCAGCCTTTGCTTCTTGTAGAAGTTGTGGTTTGAATTCTTTCAATTCAGAACCAATCTCAATCTTGCGAGGTTTCTTGTGTTCGGGAACAATATTCTCAAGACCAATTCTCAGAATACCGTCTTTGAACTCAGCACCTTTCACTTCAATTGTGTCGGCTACCGTAAGAGTTTTGGTGAATGAACGAGTACCAATACCACGGTGTAGATACTGTGCCTCGGTATCTTTATCTTTCTTTTCACCTTTTACTGTGAGAGTTCCATCCTCAACTGTAATTTCAATTTCACTCTTTGAGAAGCCTGCAACGGCCAACTCAACGACATAACGAGATTCATCAAGTTTGAGAATGTTGTGTGGTGGGAAAGAAGAAGAAACTTTTGCTACATCAGATGCAAGAAGTCTCTCAACATCATCAAAGAATCTTTCAAATCCCAAAGTTGTATGGGCAAGTGGCCCAAATGAAATACGACCTACTGTCATAGTTTTATCTCCTTTTCAGCGAGTTACAATTTAGTGACCCTTTCGGCGTCACTCCTATTTATCCGAAATTACCTCAAAGGCATCTTTATTTGCCATGTAGGTTCTTTCAGGATTCTTTTCATTATAGACACGAATAAAGTCCATATCACCTTGACGATAGACCTGTTCGTATTCTTTCGTAAACACAATGTCCCCTGTATACCGATTTTTTAGGCGAACTTTTTTCTCCATAGTTTTCATAATGTATCACCATTAGTATTCGTTTGACTTCTTACCTATATTGTATTTCGTAATCAATTGCCAATCATCTTTTTCTTTGAATGAAATAATCTTTATTTGATGTAAAGGTGCTACATTGTCACCAATTACTTCTTGATTCAGTATCACCAAAAGACCCCATTCTTCAAGTAAACGAGCAATAGCATTTCTTCTTTGTATATCATTTTCTGAAAGATTAGATGGTTTGCCATCCAATGCAAAAAGTTCTTTGAAGTGCGTTAGATAATAACGCCCTTGCTTATGTAATATGTGACAAGACTGATATAATACTTTTTCTTTTCGTGAAGAAACACCAATTCTGGTGAGAGTTTCACGAATCTTCAAAAAGTCATCTTGTTCATTCAATTGTATTTCAATAAATCTAGTCAGATCCACCATTTCTTTTTCCTAATCCACCGATATCGGTTTGTTTTTTTAGTTGTTGGATTTGATGCTTGGTGAGTATTCTAAGAGCTTCATTAGCCTTAGTATCTGAAAGTTGAAAGACCGTCTTCACACATTCTATATCTTCACTCTTTTCAGGTTTTATCCACTTTGCAAAAGGTCTTTTCTGACCTCTGATAGTATTTATCAAATAATCAAATTGTAACTTTTTGTCAACATTATGACGCATATTTAGTTCATTAGCGTACATAATGCAATCTTTATGATAGGATAAACTACGATTCGTCAAAAAAGGACTGTACTCTTTTTCAGACAAATCATCTACAATCAGATTCTTCTTTGATTGTAGAATCGCATTTACATAATCAAATGGACTCATACGAATTCACAACTGACCATCAACTCGGTCAAACAAGCAACCGTATTCACCTCTTGGTCAGCAACAAAAGCTGCCTTATACTGATAGTCAGCAAGAATAATTACTGCCTGAGGTATAGACTGTGGTTTGATGAAGTCGTACATTGCATCATAAACTTTACGGTAAAGTGTGTTTGAATCAATTTCATGTGATGCAACCCACTTACGAATCTCGCCAAAGTTTTTTTCTTTGATGTTTTTCACCAATTCAGAGATTGATATATCAGCAATCTGCGATAGAATACCAGTATCAATTTTACCAAACTGAGAATATCGCTGTAGTTCATTCAACACACGCCGAAAATCTGGAAAGTGTTTCTTGATGAGTTCAGCAATTACCGCATCTTCATAGTCAACCGATTCACTTTGCAAAATTGTCTGAATACGCTTGAAGAAGGTAGAGGCCATCTTGGCCTTCTCGCCATTCTTTAGGTTGAATTCAATAACTGCACACCGACTATGGAGTGGTTCGATGATGCGATTTTTGTAATTGCAAGTAAAGAT